TCCGCAGCCGTCCCCTGGGACGCCACCTGCCGCCCGACCCGCGACCCGCCGCCGCCCTCGCCAAGGTACACTTCGCCGTGGAGAAGTGTGTGGAGCCTAGGGGGGCCTCGAACCCTGGCGGTATCCCCAGGAGACCGCCGCCCCCTCTCGCGTAAAATTCCGCGAAATTGGGGGCCCGGGGTATTCAGCCCCCGGAACGCAAAAAGCCGCCCTGTTGAAGGCAGCAAGGAGGACCTATGATTACCGAAATGACGATCAAAAGAATGCCAGTCTCCGCGCTCAAGCCCGCAAAGTACAACCCTCGCAAGGACCTCAAGCCCGGTGATCCGGCATATGAAAAAATCAAGCGAAGCCTGCACGATTTCGGCTATGTCGATCCAGTTATCTGGAACGAAGTGACCGGCAACATCGTGGGCGGCCATCAACGCTACAAAGTGCTGGCTGCGGAAGGTGCGACCGAGATCGACTGCGTAGTCGTGCATATCGAAAACCCGCAGGATGAAAAGGCGCTCAATATCGCGCTCAACAAAGCGGTCGGTGAATGGGAGCCGAAAGCCCTGGCTGACCTGCTCTCTGACCTCCAGTTGTCCGGCTATGATGTAGGAGCGACAGGCTTTGATGCCGCTGAGGTAGATGATCTCTTCTCCAAAGTTCACGATAAGAACGTCAAGGATGATGACTGCGATATCACCCCAGAATCCATGCAACCCTTTGTTCTACCGGGCGATATCTGGACACTGGGCAGGCACAGAATGGTTTGCGGCGACAGTACCAATCCAAACCATGTCGATCTCCTTATGGACGGGCTTAAAGCCAATCTGGTCGTGACCGACCCGCCCTACAACGTGGCGTATGAATCTGCTGACGGCAAATCCATTCAGAACGACAGCATGGCAGATGAGAAGTTCTACGAATTCCTTCTGGCGGCATTTCGCAATATGGCGGCTCATATGGCAGAAGGCGGTTCCGCATATATCTTCCATGCGGATACGGAAGGCTTAAACTTCCGTCGTGCCTTCAAGGAAGCCGGCTTCCACATCAGCGGCGTATGCATCTGGGTCAAAAACTCTCTCGTTCTTGGAAGAAGTCCCTATCAGTGGCAGCACGAGCCGGTATTGTTCGGTTGGATGCCCAACGGCAAGCATCGCTGGTTCTCCGACCGCAAGCAGACCACAGTCTGGAACTTTGATAAGCCGAAGCACTCCAAGGAACACCCGACCATGAAGCCCATCCCGTTGCTGGCTTATCCGATTAAGAACAGTTCCGCGCCTAACGGTGTGGTGATGGATCTGTTCGGCGGCTCTGGCAGTACACTCATGGCCTGTGAACAGACTGATCGCGTCTGCCGCACGATGGAACTTGATCCGCGCTATGCCTCAGTCATCGTCACGCGCTATGCCACCGAATATGGTGCGGACAGCATTTCTGTGCTGCGTGACGGGCAGAAAATGACCTTTCAGCAAGTCGTTCCGCAAGTATTCACTTGACAAACTATCGTTAAAGCGATATAATCAATTCGGAACGAAAACTATCGTTTTAACGATAGGAGGATGATGATATGGTTTTGTTTCATGGTTCCCCGAATATCATCCGTAAGCCTGTATTCGGCTTCGGCAATGCGCATAATGACTATGGCATGGGCTTTTATTGCTCTGAATCCATAGAACTTGCCAAGGAATGGGCTTGTACCACGGAAAACGGTGGATTTGCCAATCAGTATGAATTTGACATGACCGATTTGAGCGTCATGAACCTCACTGACGGCGATTATCATATTCTGAACTGGCTGGCCATTCTGCTGGAGAACCGCACCTTTAAGGTAAGCAGCGATCTCGCGGCTGACGCAAAGGACTATATGCTGTCTACCTTTAAGCCTACCTATCGCGACAAGGACGTCATCATCGGCTATCGGGCAGACGACTCCTACTTTACCTTTGCAAATGCCTTTCTCAACAACACCATTTCACTTTCCCGGCTGGAAAAGGCAATGGTGCTGGGCAAACTGGGTATCCAGATTGTCCCTATCAGCAAGCGGGCTTTCAACCGGCTCAGCTTTATTGACAGCCATCCGGCGGACGGTACGATCTACTATCCAAAGCGCATGGCCCGCGATACCGCAGCCCGCGAAGAATTCCGTCGTTCCAGAAGCAATCCTGCGGCAGAAAACGAAGTATATATGATGGATATTCTCAGAGGGAGATGGCAGAATGATGACACACGCTTACAACGAATCATACTTAAATGATGCCGCCGATAACCTCGGCGATATGCTTGCGTACGCGGTCAACGACTGTGGCTATGATGCGGATACCTTCTTCAACTGGTTCATCCTGTCGGGTCTTGCGGAGCAGTTCGGCAGCGGAAATCCCAAATATATTGCGGGACTTTCCGGCATTGAACTGGCTCGTGAAGTGGTGTTTCAGACCACCGGCACCCGTCCGTCTATCGAAGCCACACAGTCTCTTGATAAGGATGCCGTATATTGGGCGGCATGGGCACTGGCTCATTACCAATGGTTCACAGGATTGCGTTTTTCGGACCTTGTGCGCGGCGGACTGACCCCGTCCAAGGTGCAGTCGCTCTATATTCTGCATGAGGCGGACATCAGTAAATTTATTGAAGTCGCGGATAGCATCATTGCCTCTGCAATGAACGCGCAGCCCACCAGACTGAAGGCCATCCGCAAAGCCCGAGGGTTCACCCAGCAGGAGCTTAGTGAGCACTCCGGTGTTACGCTTCGAATGATCCAACTGTATGAGCAGCGCCGCAATAACATCAACGAAGCATCCGCCGCGTCTGTTATCAGCCTTGCCAATGCGTTAGGCTGCCAGCCCATTGACCTTATGGAACCCGCACAATAATCTCACAGTCCCATATTTCAGGCACTCAGAAGTCTCTGGGTGCTTTTTTCGTACCCCGATAACATGGAAAGGAGGAATGCCGGATGGCTACACGAGGCCGAAAGCCAAAGCCGACAGCGCTCAAAGCGCTCGAAGGCAACCCCGGCAAGCGTCCGCTCAACGAACATGAACCGATGCCGCCGAAAGCCACGCTCCGATGCCCAGCGTGGCTCGAAGCCGAAGCGAAAAAGGAATGGAAGCGGCTTGCTCCATCCCTTGAAGCGATGGGTGTCCTGACGATCGTTGACATTACCGCTTTTGCTGGTTACTGCCAGGCTTATGCAAGATGGAAGGAAGCCGAGGAGTTCATCTCCCAGCATGGTTCCATCTTCCAGACGCCGTCCGGTTATGTACAGCAGGTGCCGCAGGTCAGCATTGCCCAGCAGAATCTAAAAATCATGCAGTCCTTTTGCTCCGAGTTCGGGCTAACCCCAGCTACGCGCAGCCGCATCATCGCCAACAGCGGCGGTGAGGACGGCTCTGCCGACGACCCGATGGAATCCATTCTGAAAGGCGGGTGGTAACATGGCCTTCAATGAAAAGAAGGCGGAACGTGTCATCCGCTTTATCGAATGTTTGAAACATACCAAGGGTGAATTTCACGGGAAGCCCTTTCTTCTGCTGCCTTGGCAGAAAAAAATCGTCGCAGACGTGTTTGGCACGATGCGCGACGATTATCCAGATCAGAGGCAGTACAATACCGCCTATATTGAGATCCCCAAGAAAAACGGCAAGTCCGAGCTTGGTGCGGCGCTTGCGCTGAACATGCTAGCCAATGATGATGAATGGAAAGCAGAGGTCTACTCCTGCGCATCCGATCGACAGCAGGCAGCCATCGTTTTTGATGTCGCTGTCGATATGGTTAAACAGTCTCCGGCACTCAGCAAGCGCATCAAGATCATCCCGTCCATGAAGCGCATGGTGTACCAGCCCACGGGCAGCATCTATCAGGTGCTTTCCTCCGAGGTCGCCACCAAGCACGGTCTGAACGTCTCCGCCTGCATCTTCGATGAGCTTCATACGCAGCCGACCCGCGCCCTCTATGACGTAATGACTCAGGGCTCCGGCGATGCTCGAAAGCAGCCGCTCTGGTTCTTCCTGACGACAGCCGGTACCGACCGCAACTCCATCTGCTGGGAAGTCCATCAGAAAGCGCTGGACATCATCGAAGGCAGGAAGGCTGACCCTCGTTTTTACCCCGTGCTGTTCGGCCTGCCCGACGACGCAGACTGGCAGGATGAAAAGAACTGGTACCGCGCCAATCCGTCCCTCGGACACACGATCTCCATTGAAAAAGTCCGGGATGCTTACCATAAAGCGCTTGAAGCCCCAGCGGATGAGAACATGTTCCGTCAGCTTCGACTCAACCAGTGGGTCAAGCAGTCCATCCGCTGGATGCCGATGGACAAATGGGATGAATGCGGCGGACGGCTCGACCTCATGGAACTGGAAGGCCGCGCCTGCTATGCAGGGCTTGACCTTTCCTCCACCAGCGACCTTACAACTCTGGTGCTGGTCTTTCCGCCGAACGACGAAGATGGCTCTTATACCGTTCTTCCATTCTTTTGGCTTCCCGAAGATACGCTTCCGCTGCGCGTCCGGCGCGACCACGTCATGTACGATGTCTGGGAAAAGCAGAAGTTCATCATCACGACCGAAGGCAATGTCGTTCATTACGGCTTCATCGAGCAGTTCATCTGCCAGCTGGCAGAGCGCTACAACATCCGCGAGATCGCCTATGACCGTTGGAATGCCAGCATGATGGTTCAGACCCTGCAGGACGATGGGTTCACCATGATCCCGTTCGGTCAGGGATTCAAGGATATGTCGCCGCCGACCAAGGAACTCATGCGCATCGTTCTGGAACACAAGCTGAACCACGGCGGCAACCCGATCCTCCGCTGGAACATGGACAATGCCTTCGTCCGTACCGACCCTGCTGGCAATATCAAGCTCGACAAGGAGAAATCCACGGAAAAGATCGATGGCGCGGTTGCTCTGGTTATGGCGCTGGATCGAGCTATGAAGAACCTGGGCGGCGGCAGTATCTACGATGTGCGTGACATGCTCACGCTGGACTGGTGAGGTGACCGATATGCCAAGAACACCAAGCCGCCCATGCCGTTTTCCCGGATGCCCCAACCTCTGTGACAGCGATGTCTACTGTCGGGAACACCAGCAGTACAGCACCGACCGTGTTCGCGGCGGTGCTGATGCGCGAGGGTATAACGCTGAGTGGCGAAGGGCCAGGCGTTCGTACCTCCAGCGGCATCCGCTGTGTGCGGAGTGCTTGCGCGAAGGCAAGCTCACCCCAGCGACCGTTGTTGACCACATCATCCCTCATCGTGGGAACAAGCGGCTGTTCTGGGACGAAAACAACTGGAACCCGCTCTGCAAACCCTGTCACGACCGAAAGACCGGCAGTGGCTACTAATCGACCCATATAGGAGGAATGTATATGGATATCAACTGGAAAAAGGTCCTGACTGTAACCCATGCGCTCCTGCATTACGTTCTGGTCGTATGTGCCATCGTGTGCCTGTTCTGCCTGATCTGCTACTACAACTATGTCGGCAGTGACATCGTCATCCATGACAACGGCTGTGAGCGCGTGATGCGCATCTACTCCCAGACCGGGGACCTGCTAGAAACCCATGCCGGTTTCATCGGCATCCTCCGCATGGACGGCGATACCGTTGTGTACGACTGCGATAGCGGATGTATCACTGTGCAGGGCGCTATTGTGACCGTGCAGGATGTGGAATGAAAAAGCGGACCTAAGGTCGCAATCGTATCAGGCAGGCTGTACCTCAGTTTGTTCGGGGATAGCCTGACGCTCCTCAAACGGGATAGGCTCATGATTCATGGCAAAGGCGACCTTGCCATTGTTTACAGCAAACCCGGTGCCTTTCTCGATTGCCTTTCCAGCCACCATGCCGACGTTGTTTACCATGGCGACACTGACAGCAGCGCCGCCGCCAATAACAGTAATCCCCAGCAGAGAAGCCAGGACGGGATGGGCAAACGCCCACTTGATAAGTTCAGCAGTAAGATTCATTTTAAGTCCTCCTCGGTACTCGATAAGTCGATTTTGTGTGCGAGCACGTCCCGCAAGGTTTTGAGTGCAGCGATGTTCTCTTTAATGGTTGCAAGTTCCTGCTCCTTAGCTTCCTGCTCCTGAATGGCTTTTTCAATCTCTGCATTCAGATAAGGTACAGCCGTTGCGGCGGGAAGATCTCCTACGATCTTTAGCACCCTGTTGATAGCCGCCTTGCCAACCATCATAGATGCCTTTCGACCAAGCAGTCCCGAATTAGCAGCAAGGCGCGCATACTTCGGCCTGGATTCAAGGAATGCTTCGAGGTCGGCTTCGGCAACCCGATAGCCGCCTTTTCTGGTATCCAGTGTTCCCGGCAGGTCTCCTTTGGCGATCCACCTTCTGACAGTCACCTGGTCTGTGCCCAGGGCTGCCGCAATCTCGCTCACGCTGTAAGTCTGCATCACTCGCTCCTCCTTACATTACAAATATACTGTAATGGCGTGCATTTGTCAAGTATAAAAGAACATTTTTCGGAGGTTTTTATGAAAAATCCTTTCTCCGGCTTCTTCCGTTCGCGGGATAAGCCTCAAAACGCTATCTCTGCCGCACCAACTTTCTTCTTTGGCTCCAGCAACTCAGGCAAAACCGTCAACCCGAAGAACGCTGTGCAGATGTCCACGGTTTATGCCTGTGTCCGGGTCATTGCGGAAACCATCGCGTCGCTGCCGCTTGCGGTCTATGAGGATACCGACACCGGCAGTCAGAAAGCGACCGATCATCCGCTGTACCGCATTCTCCATGACGAGCCTAACCCGGAGATGACTTCCTTTGTCATGCGTGAGGTTATGCTCAGCCATCTACTCCTGTGGGGCAATTCGTATTGCCAAATCATCCGCACGGGTAAGAACCATGTCGCCAGCCTTTATCCGCTGCTCCCTGAACGCATGGAAGTCGACCGCAACAACCAGACCGGCGCGCTGGTCTACACCTACACGACCACCGAAGGCAACGCTGTCAAACTCAAGCCCACGGATGTGCTGCACATTCCCGGTCTGGGTTTTGACGGCATCATGGGCTACAGCCCCATCGCGCTGGAAAAGAACGCAATTGGTCTGGGCATTGCCGCCGAGGAATACGGCAGCACCTTCTTCAAAAACGGTGCGCGTCCCAGCGGTGTGCTGACTCACCCCAATACGGTCAAAGACCCCAAGCGCCTGCGCGAGAACTGGAACGCAACCTATGGCGGATCGAGCAATGGCGGCAAGGTCGCCATCCTTGAAGAGAATATGTCCTTCACGCCGATCAGCCTGCCGAATAATGAAGCGCAATTTCTTGAAACAAGACGCTTCCAAGTGGAGGAAATCTGCCGCATCTATCGTGTACCGCCACACCTGGTCGGCAACCTTGACCGCGCAACCTTCAGCAATATCGAAAACCAGAGCATCGACTTTGCCGTGCACACCATCCGGCCATGGCTGGTTCGTATCGAGCAGGCCATGAACAGAGCCCTTTTCGTAGACAGCGAGAAGGGCCGTTTCTATGTCCAGTTCAACCTAGACGGCCTTATGCGTGGCGACTATAAGTCCCGCATGGAAGGCTACGCCATCGCAAGGCAGAATGGCTGGATGTCCGCGAACGATATCCGCGCCTTGGAAAACCTCAATCCCATCCCTGACGAGGAGGGTGGCTCGACCTACCTTGTCAACGGCAACATGGTTCCCATCAACCTTTGTGGCATCTCACAGGTAATCGCCGCGGCCACAGCAGCAGAGAAAGCGGCTGAAGAAGAAAAGCCGCCGGAGCAGCCGGCAGATTAGGCGCCTAAAAAAGCTCCGCAGCGGCGCAGAAAACAGAAAAAGGAGGCACAGCCAGATGAACAGCAGGAAAACACTGACGCTGGGCAGTCTGTTTGACGGCATCGGCGGTTTCTGCCTTGCGGGTCAAATGGCTGACATCACCCCCGTTTGGTCTTCCGAGATCGAGCCTTTTCCTGTCTGCGTGACCGAAAAGCGGTTCCCGGATGTCCTTCAGCTGGGTGATGTCCATGCCATCCACGGTGAGCAGATTCCTCCCGTGGACATCATAACGTTTGGCAGTCCCTGCCAAAACATTTCTATCGCCGGCAAACGCGCCGGCCTGGGCGGCGAACAGTCCTCGCTGTTCTTTGAAGCCGTTCGCATCATCAAGGAAATGAGGCGAAGCACCAATGGAAACTATCCGAAATGGGCAGTGTGGGAAAACGTGCCGGGCGCACTGTCCTCGAACTCAGGCTTTGACCTCTGGCAGGTCTTCCAGAGCCTTGCCGAAATCGCAGACGGATCGGCAGATGTTCCTATGCCTGCGGACGGAAAATGGCTCGGAGCCGGTGAGATCGTGGGAAACGATTATTCTCTCGCCTGGCGCATCCTCGATGCCTCGAAGGGCTGGGGAGTCGCACAAAGACGGCGGCGTATATTTGTTGTCCTCGATCTTACAGGAGAACGTGCCGGACAGGTACTCTTTGAGTCCGAAGGCCTGTCTGGGTATACTCCGCCGGGCAGAGAAGCGCGGCAAGGAACTTCCGGCAGCACTGAAAGCCGCGCTGGTGCGGCAGGCTTCTGCACCGAACACAGCGCAGACAGCCGAGGTATAGGCTACGTTGAGGAAGAATCGCCCACGCTGCGTGCCGGTGTCGTCCCCGGCGTCGCCATCGAGTACAACCCCACGGATAGCCGCATCAAGGTAAATGAGGACGGCATCTGCCAGACGCTGACCGCCCGGATGGGTACTGGCGGCAATACCGTGCCGCTCACACTCAAGATCCGTTCCGGCTGCGAAGGCGGCGGCAAAGGGCCGCTCATCCAGGAGAATATGTCGGCAACGCTGGCGACCAATAATGACCAGACGATCTTTGCCCCGAAGGTCTACGGAATCTGCTCCGATCAGAGTAACTCCATGCTGTCGGACAACCCGCACAGCGGTTTCTATGAAGCCGAGACCAGCCGCACCCTGGACACCAGCGGCGGCAACCCCGTCTGTAACCAGGGCGGCATGGCTGTCGTGGAAAGCTACGCGATCCAGGGCAGCATGATCGGACGTAAAGACGCGAACGGCCCCCAGGGCGATGGCGTGAACAAGGAAGTCTCCTTCACCCTCAACACTATCGACCGCCATGCTGTCTGCGCCATGAACGTAGGCTTCTTTGCCGCCGTGGAGGAAAAGACCCCCGCGCTCCTTGCACGGGACTACAAAGATCCGCCGATCATTGCCCCGGTGAGCGAATACCTTGTTCGCAGGCTGACACCCGATGAGTGCTGCCGCCTACAGGGCTACCCGGACGGCTGGTGCCATGACCTTGACAGTACCGAGCCTTCCGATGAGCAAGTACAGCGCTGGTCAGGCATTTTTGCCCTGTGGGACGGCATTCAAGGCAAGGTTCGGCCGCGAACGAAAAACCAAATCATCAAATGGCTGAAGCACCCGAATACGGATGCCGCCGAGTATAAGGCATATGGGAACAGCGTTGCTGTCCCGTGTGTCTTTTTTATTCTCTCCGGCATCGTCTGGGCCAGCCGAAAGGAGGAATCAGAGTGAACAAGTTCTGGAACTGGACGGAAAACACCGATACCGGCCAGCGCTCCCTTTACCTGGAAGGCGTTATCGCTCAGGAAAGCTGGTTCGGGGATGAAGTCACCCCTGCGGCCTTCAAGAGTGAACTGAATGCCGGCAATCAGCCGATCACCGTCCACATCAACAGTGTCGGCGGCGACTGTGTGGCTGCCAGCCAGATCTACACCATGCTCATGGAGTACCCGGCTGATGTGACCGTTCAGATCGACGGCCTTGCCGTGTCTGCCGCGTCCGTTGTGGCAATGGCTGGCACAAAGGTCTGCATGAGTCCCACCGCGCTGATGATGACACACAACCCCTGGACGAATGCCTGCGGCGATACCCGTGACATGCGGAAAGCCATCGCGCTTTTGGATGAGGTCAAGGAAAGCATCATCAATGCTTACCAGATCAAGACCGGTATGAGCCGCCAGCAGCTGTCCGAACTCATGGATGCCGAGACCTGGATGAACGCATACCGCGCCAAGGAGCTCGGCTTCTGCGACGAGGTCCTCTTTGAAGGTGAAGAGCCGCCCGAAAAGGTGGCTTTTTCCTTTTCCAGTAAAGCGGCCACAGTGCAGCTGATGAACCTCGTCCGGGCTGCCATCCACGCAGAAAGTCCCGCGCCGGAAGATACGCCCGAACCCACCGATACCAGCCGGGTCAAGGTACTCGACGCCGATACCCGTCTTGAACACCTTCGCTACTAAAAAGGAGGAAACCGATATGAATCAGATCCTTGCCCTGCGCGAAAAGCGCGCCAACCTGTGGGAAGCCGCCAAGAAGTACCGTGACGCCCACATCGGCTCCGATGGCACCATGTCTGCCGAGGATGCCGTCACCTATGACCGCATGGTCGATGACGTTGACCGCATGAAGAAGGAGATCGACCGTCTGGAGCGCCAGGATGCCATCGAGAATGAGATGAACAAGCCTGTCAGCCAGCCCATCGTGAACCGTCCCGATAATGGCCAGCCCAAGGAGAAGGTCAAGCGCGGCACCGCTTCCGCCGAGTATAACTCCGCCTTCTGGAACATGGTCCGTGCCAAGTCCATGTCTTATGACATCCACAACGCCTTGAAGATCGGCGAGGACGATCACGGCGGCTACCTGGCGCCTGACGAGTTCGAGCGTACCCTGGTGGAGGCGCTCGAGGAGCAGAACATCTTCCGTCAGTTCGGCCACGTCATCACCACTTCCAGCGGCGACCGCAAGATCCCCGTTGTAGCCTCCAAGGGTACTGCCAGCTGGATCGATGAGGAGGCTGCCTTCCCGGAGACTGACGACACCTTCGGCATGCTGTCCATCGGCGCATTTAAGCTGGCTACCACCATCAAGGTCAGCGATGAACTGCTGCATGACAGCGTCTTCGATGTCGCTTCCTACATCGCCAAGGAGTTCGCCCGCCGCATCGGCACTGCCGAAGAAGAAGCCTTCTTCACCGGCAACGGCGTCGGCAAGCCCACCGGCATCCTTGCGGATAAGGTCGACGGCAAAGATGTCGGCGCGCAGCTGGGTGTGACCACTTCCGGCGCAAGCATCACCTTCGATGATGTCATCGACCTGTACTACTCCCTGCGCGCCCCTTATCGCCGCAACGCCGTGTTCATGATGAACGACAGCACCGTCCGTGCCCTGCGCAAGCTGAAGAACGGTTCCGGCGACTACCTGTGGCAGCCTTCTGTTACCGCCGGTACGCCCGACACTATCATGAACCGCCCTGTCTACACCTCTTCCTATATGCCTACCGTTGCCTCCGGCGCGAAGAGCATCCTGTTCGGCGATATGTCCTACTACTGGATCGCTGACCGTGAAGGACGCACCTTCCAGCGCCTGAACGAGCTGTACGCGCCCACCGGCCAGGTCGGCTTCCTATCCTTCGAGCGTGTTGACGGCAAGCTGATCCTGCCCGAAGCCGCCAAGGTCCTGCAGATGAAGGCCTGATGATCCCGGAGGACGGCACGATTCCATGCCGTCCTCCATCCTTTAGAGGTGATTGATATGGAATCCAATACCCGCAACTACCATGCCCACGGCGGTGCCGAATGGGTCATCGGCGGCAAGCTGACGTTCCTGCCCGGTGCGACTGTTGAAGGCGCTGACGGGCTGTTCGACCTGCCGTCCGGCGCGAAGCTGCCTGCTGTGGCGGACAGTGAAGCCACGACTGTCGCGGCGCTCCGTGAGGATTACAACCGTCTGCTGGCGGCTTTCCGTTCTGCCGGCCTGATGGCCGCTGAGTGAGGTGACGCCCCATGATCGTCACCGTTGATGAGGTGAAAGCCCACCTCCGTATCGAGGATGACGATGAGGACGATTACCTCGAAAGCCTGGTCGCACAGGCACAGGCGGTGGCAGAAGATTTCTGCCGCACACAGTTCCCCGAAGCTGCGCCTGAGCCTGTACGGCTGGCTGTCCTTCTCTTCGTCAGCCACTACTATGAGAACCGCGACAACCCCGACCGCGCTGTGTACGGAACGATGCGGATCGCTTTCGAGAACCTGCTGTACCCGTACCGCGATCCTGACAAGATGTTCTGACAGAGGTGAGATGCTTTGCGAGGTTATAAAAACTTTGACGGCACGCCGCACCCCGGCAACCTCCGCCACCGCGTTGAGATCGGGTATACCGAGAACACAGTCAATGAGAACGGCTACCCGGATGAGCGCGAGGTGGTCGTCTGCAAGGTCTGGGCTTCCGCTACGGACGCAGGCAACCAGCATTACCGCTCTGCCGATGTCATGAACACGGAAGCTGTGGTCAACTTCACCATCCGCTACCGTGATGATGTCAAGCCCGGTATGTGGGTACGCTTCCGCGGGGACAAGTGGACGATCTCCACGCTGGGCGAATACTCGTTCCAGAAGACCTATCTGGGTCTCAAAGCATCCATTGCAAAGGGAGTGAGCGGATGAAGCAGGTACAGGAAGCCCTCAAAGATATCGGCATCCCGGTCTATGCCGGCGTATGGCGTGCTTCGACCGCCAACCAGAACCCGCCTGCCCAGTATGCCGTTTACTCCGCATGCACCGTTGAAGCCGCGCACGAGGACGATGCCCCTTCGCTCTACCGAACCTTTGTCTACCTCAACCTTTGGTCGGACTATGATCCGACTGAAATGCGGTATGTCATCCGCAAAGCCATGTACGCCGCAGGCTTCGGCATGGTTGAGGAAAGCGACAAAGGTTACAATCAGCCGGCATATGACACCGCGACAAAACAGTACACCGTGCAATGGACATGGTGTCTTCTGGAGGCAGTTTGATATGGCCATGAACATGCAGGGCTTCAATCAGCTGATCGGCGACATCAACCGCATGGCCAACGCGCTGAACACAGCGGATGAAGGCGCACCGGCTGCCAGACGCATCCTGCGCGCCGCCGCCGTCCCGATCGATGCCCAGATGAAATCCAACGCCAGCCGCGACCCGAAGATCATCTCGAACAAGCTGCATGGCGCTATCTCGACCGGCAAGGTCAAGAAGCACAAAACAACAGGGCTGCACATCACCATTGGTGTCCACCGGAAGGACTGGAATGACGAGGATTATTACCCCGCCTATGTCGAGTACGGCCACGGCGGCCCTGCACCAGCTCCCGCGCACCCGTATGTGCGGCCAGCCTTTGATACCCGTCAGGATGAAGCGTTCGGCATCATCCGCGACGGGCTTTTGAATGAACTGAGAAAGTGAGGTTTTGCTCATGTCTGTTACCGCTTCTCCTACGGTTTCCTCTACCATCGGCCTTAAGAACGTGGTCATCGCGCCACTGACTGCCGATACCGAAACCGAACACACCTACGGCACCGTCCAGGCAATGGCTGGCGCTATCGAAGCGTCCGTCACCCCGGACAACACCGACCCCGATATCATGTACGCCGACGATATCGAGTTCGATACGCTCTATGCTGATCCTCAGCTGACCTTCAAGCTGAAGATGGCGGACATCCCGCTGGCCATCCAGGAGATGCTGTTCGCCAATGTCATCGACGATAACGGCGTCCTGATCCGTACAGCGCAGGACAAGCCGCCTTATTTCGCGGTCGGCTTCAAGTCCGAAAAGAGCAACAGCAAGTTCCGCTTCGTCTGGCTGTTCAAGGTCCGCGCCAAGCCCCTGACCGAGAACTTCGCCACCAAGGAAGGCGACACCGTTACCCGTCAGAACCCCGAAGTCGAGTTCACTGCCATCAAGCGTACACACGATGGCCGCTATCAGGCAGTTGCCGACGAGGGCGAGAATGGCTTCACCGCTGAAAAGGGCGCGGCGTTCCTTTCCACTGTCTATGAGCCTTCCATTGTGAAGGCCTAAGGCGGTGAGCAGGAATGTCGCTGGAAGCCCTCAAGCGAAATGGCCACAATCTGGAACTCGGCAGCTTTGAACTGGCCGGAGAATACGGCATTCCTGTTCTCCGGCCGGTTCAGCTTGATACCCGACTGGAGTGGATTCGTTTCAATCATGCGCTGCGCGAACCGCACCGTGACCGTTACGGCATCCATTTCTTCATTGATGATTACCTTTTTCAAAGGGCATGGCACGATCCTCCGCGCTATGCCCTTTTCCTGCGCCAGTTCCCGGCGGTCATGACCCCAGACTTCTCCATGTTTGTCGATTACCCCAAAGCCGTCCAGGTCTATAACCACTGGCGGAAACACCAGCTGGGTGCTTACTGGCAGCGGGTCGGCATGACCGTAATCCCGACGATCGGCTGGATCGATAAAGACAGCTACAGCTGGTGCTTCGATGGTGAGCCCATCGGTGGTACTGTCGCCGTTTCCTCGGTCGGCACACAGAAGAACAAGGATGCGCGCCGGATGTTCCTGGACGGCTACAACGAGATGCTTGCCCGGCTGGCTCCGTCAAAGATCATTTTCTTTGGCGATGTACCGAAAGAGTGCGAAGGCAATATCGAACACCACGCGCCGTACTACGACACGTTCACCAAGGGGCTGGCTTTCTCCGAGAGAGCGAGGTGACCCCTGTGGGAACGCGAGGTTCATCCTCTCATCGCGGCGGTGGCGGCAGCATCCTGCCCGGCCGTATCGGGCGTGACCAGCTGTCACCCTGGCGGAACAACGCAACAGCCTTGCAGCAGATTCTTCGAGATACCGGCTACACGCTGGCAGATGCACAGCTGGCACAGATGACGCAGATCCGCTACTATGGCGCGGACTATGACGCCTTTACCGAAGGCAGCCTGCCCCATGAGACTGAAATTATTTCGGAGGCGTTGATGCGCATGCCTTACTATAACGGCGGCTCGATCTATCGCGGCATCAGTGTCCCCGACCGGGTAGCCGACAGTGTGTTCCTCGACACGTGGAAGCCGGGAACGGTTCACTACTTCACCGATAAGCTGGGTCATGGCAATGCAGTCGTTCAGTCTTTTTCCAGTGACGAGGACGTTGCCGAATCATTCGGAAGCTGGCATTGGGTGCCGAGGGGCTCTACTTCAATCAAATTCGTCATGGACGATAACAAGACCGCTCCGGGTGTCCAGCACATCTCGAAGTTTGGTACCAGCGAAGCTGAAGTCCTGCTTCCGTCCTTTCAGCATGTTTACGTCGACCGTGTCGTTCAGATGTCTGATTCATCTGGCGGCGGCCGGCGTTTTGAAATTCACCTAAAAGACCGAGGGAGGAAAAAGAAATGATCTCTGACCTTTTTCAGAAAACTACCAGCCTGGTTGCGGAAATGTCAGCTATGTCGGACGAAGTGATGTCCGCCCCTGTTTTCACGCGTAGGGCCGTCTATCGTGAGTGGCTTGGCGCAGCCTACGCTGATCCGGATTTTCTCTTCACCGGCGACTTCGTTTCCGAATATACAGGCTGTCGCGGCAAAGAGCCGGAAGCCATGAGTAGGGATGAGATCCGCGCCTGCGTTACTTTCTATCTCCGTCAGATGCGGTGCGAGTACCCGCCTTATTCCTGCCTGTGCGACCATTCGCTCCTGCGGTGCCTGTCGCGCTGGATCGACCTTATCAAGAAGGAGGAAGCATAATGATCACCTGTACGCTTGGCGATAAGAAATACACCGTTGACTATATCTCTGGACGCGCACTGCGTGAGATGGAGCCTGCGGCGAAAATGTACAGCCGCATCGTAGTCATCTCCAATGCTGCCGTCAAGGGCGAGACGATCCCTCAGGAGGAACAGATCACCATCCCGGAAGCGCTGGATGTGATGGTCAAGTGGTTCTGCCTGCTATTCGGCAATCAGTTCACTGTGGATGAGGTGCTGGACGGCTACCCGGTCGACCGGCTGATGCATGACCTAGCGCTTGCACTCATGGCTGTACAGACCCAGACGACTGCCATCCTTGACGAGTTCCCTACGAAGGCAGCGAAGGCGGAAGCCACGGAGACGGCGACCATCTGACGCTGCCTGATTTCATCTATTCCACCTACAACTCGCTTTTGGAAGGCGGATGGCGCATGCAGGAAATCGACAGCATGGACATGCTCGGTTTCCTGTGTATCCGTGCTTGGAATGCCCGGAAAACCAAAAGGAAGACCGCGCCGAAACCGAGTTATATCGATACGGTCTGGCCGTCGCTTAAACCCTAAAGGAAGGAGGTCCGTACATGGCTGATTCACTCCGCGACCTTGTCGTTTCATTGTCGCTCAATACCGATAACTTCACGAGGAACATCAAATCCGTCAATAAGCAGATCCAGGAAGCGGAGTCCTATTTCAAGCTGGCATCCGCCGGCGTCAAAGACTTCGACACTTCCGCTGCCGGGCTGACCTCCAAGCTGGAGATGCTGGAACGCAAGCTGACCCTCCAGCGGGATGCCGTTACGCAGTACGAACGCGCTCTGACTACCGCGACTGCCAAACTGTCCGAGTGCCATCAGCGTCAGGAGGACTACGCCCAGCGCCTTGCCGATGCAAGGGACCGCCAGGAAGACCTCCGTATGGAAGTCGAGACAGCGACGTTCGGTTATGAGCATTACCGTGATACCCTTGGCGAAACGGACTCCGCTACGATTGCCGCCCGGCAGAACATGGAAGCCGCACAGCAGGAGTACGCCGAAGCGACCGCCGAGGTCGAACAGCTGGCCGGGCAGAACGATGTCCTCCGCCGCAGCACACAGAATGCCGCTGATGCTGTGTCCACAGCGCAGACACAGCTGAACCGCGCACAGGCAGCTGTGCGTGAGACCGAAGCCGCGATCCGTGATACCAACGCCCAGCTCCGAACGGCACAGTCCACCTGGACGGCGGCAGGCAAAGCGCTGACCGAGTTCGGTGACTGCTGTGAGCAGATCGGCAGGTCCGCTGAAAAAGTTGGCAGGACGCTGACCGCTTCGATCACAACGCCCATTGTCGCGTTGGGAACGACGGCAGTCAAAGCCAGCATGGAATTTGAGTCTGCGTTTGCCGATGTCCAGAAGGTCACGACCGCCACCAGCGAGGAGTTTGCGCAGATGTCTTCCGACATCAAGAGCATGTCCACCAGGCTGGCGGCATCCACTACGGACATCGCCGCAGTCGTTACCTCCGCAAGCCGCCTGGGTATCAAGACAGACAAACTCATGGACTTCACCGAGGTCATGATCAACCTTGGCAACTCCACGGACATGGCCGCTGATGAAGCCGCTACCTCTATGGCCCGTTTTGCAAACATCATGGGCATGGATCAAAGCCTGTTCAGCAATATGGGCAGTACGCTGGTCGCGCTGGGCAACAACTACGCCACGACCGAATCTGAGATCATGGCTATGGCTCAGCGTATGGCCGGCGCGGGCAAACAGGTCGGCTTGAGCGAAGCACAGGTCCTCGGCTTCTCGGCAGCATTATCCGCTGTCGGTATCGAAGCACAGATGGGCGGCTCCGCTTTCTCCAAGGCGCTGGTCAAAATGGAGGTAGCCAGCGCAACAGGCGGACAGGCACTCGACGACTTTGCCAAGGTCTGCGGTATGACCTCCGGGCAGTTCAAAACGCTGTGGGACAGTGACCCCGCAGCTGCTTTCCAGGCGTTCATCCTCGGCCTTGCGCAAATGGACGAAGCAGGTATTTCTGCCATTGCCGTTCTGGATGAGATCGGCATCAGCGAGATCCGTCTGCGCGATACCATCCTCCGCGCTACCAACGCAACAGAACTGTTCTCCAATACGCAGGCTACCGCCAACGCCGCATGGAACGCCAATACCGAACTGACCACCGTTGCCGAAAAGCGCTATGCCACAACAGCCAGCAAGCTGACGAACCTCAAGAACACTGCGATGCTGTTTGCACAGACGATCGGCAACGACCTAAACCCCACGGTTCAGAAAATGATCTCCGGCATCCAGGGATTCATTGAAAAGCTCCTGGCAATGGATGAATCGGAACAGAAAGCACTGATCCAGCATGCGATCTTCGCCGCGTCCATAGGCCCTGCCGTCCTTGCGTTCGGCAAGATGACAACCGGCATCGGCAAGGTTGCCAAAGGCCTCGGCACGTTTGCCACCGCAGTCGGCAAGGCTGGCGGCGGCTTTACCGGCTTTCTGTCCGTTTTGGGCAAATCGCCCGCGGTCTGGGCGGCGGTTGCTATTGCTGTTGTCGCCGGTACCATTGCCCTTGTCGATTATGCTTCCGGCGCGAAAAAGGCGCGTGAAGCCCTCGAAGGCATGGCAGAGACCGCAAAGAAATGGAAAGACACTGCTGCCGATACGTTCTATGGAAAAAGCGGCGCGGGCCTGTCATTTTTCGGCATGTCCACAGACGACTTCACCAAGGAATCCGCGCACGGCATCCAGGCGGCATCCGACTGGTATAACGGCTTGATTGCCGTTTGGACAGATGGAAAGCGTGAAACGAACGCCATCGTCAGCGATTGGACAGATTCATGGAAAGCGCTAACCGCCAGTACCCGTGAAGGGCTTGCGGGACTGAAAGAAACAGCGGATGCCAACGGCTATACCGGGCTTTCCGCCCAGATACAGGCGGATATGGACACGCTGGACGCAATGGATGCCGAGATCGCGGCACTCCTCAAAAAGCGCCAGAGCAAGTATTTCACTGATGAAGATCAGCGCCGTCTGCAGGAACTCATTTCCGTGCGGGGTGCCATTGAGATCAAGTACAACCTGGTCGAAGCGGATTCCGGCGGCTTCGATACGATCCGCGACAAGGTGGCCGCGGAGGTCGCCCGTGCGCAGGCACGAGGTGAATCGGACGCGGACGTGTCCTCTTATCAGAACGCCATCGTTGCGGCCGGTCAGGGCATGGCAACGGTCAACGCGCAGATCGATGCGCAGTATGACAAGGAGTTCGCGCTCATCCAGCTGATCGAAGACAGTACCGAACGCCAGGCGGCTATGGACGACCTAAACACACGTTACCTTGAACAGCGCAGGCAGGCCGCTACGGAGTATGCACAGACGCTTGCGGATTTCGTGATGCCGGTATGGAATTCCGAATCCATGCAGACTGCCGGGGATCAGATGGACAGGATCGTCCAGCTGATGCGCCAGTATTACCTGGCATCTGATTCCGAGCGCCCCGCCATCCTTGCGGAAATGGATGCGCTCTCCTCCGAAATGGACGAGAGTGCCCTGACGGAATACTATGCACTGCTGACCCAGATCCAGTCCCTCCTGGACAGTGGCCTTTCTGAAGCAGAGGTCCAGTCCATGTTCCCGGACATCGACTTCTCCTCCGTCCTTGAGCAGCTGGCTTCCATACAATCCTTCCTGAACACACGCTCCTCCGAGCTTCCGGGGCTTTCCTCCATGTTCGGTGAAGCGCTGCCGGAAGAAGTGCTGACCATTGCCACCGACCTTGACATGACCGGCGCTCAGTCCCGCTGGGACGAGTTCGCTTCCAATCCTGGCGCAATCACGACAGAAGCTATCATCTCCGGGTTCGCATCGGATGCGGAATCCCAGGAGCAGCAGCCAATGCTGGAAGCGTTTATCAGCAAATACACTGAAATCCCCGAAGGTGCTGACAGATCCGCGCTGACGTTAGACGGCCTTATAGCGTATGTTGGCACCTATGCGGAAACCGTGACCGGCGCTGATGTATCCGGGCTGAATCCCACAAATGTCACCGCTATGGTCAGCGCATATAAGGAGCTTGCCGAAGGGACGGACGTGTCCACGCTCAAGCCCGGTGATATTGTTGCCTACATCACTAAATACTGTGAGGACAACAATGTCGACATCAGCGGACTGACCCCGGAAGGCATCACAGCCTTCGTGCTGGCTTATGAGGAAGCCACAGGCGGCGCGCTGACCACGGCGCTCAAGCCTTCGGATGTGACCGCGATGGTCACACGCTACCTCGAAGCGGAAGGTGTTGATGTCTCCAAGCTGAGTTCTGCCCAAGTTGAAGCAATCGTCACCGCCTTTGCTGAAGCGACCAACTGCGACAAGAGCCAGCTACTCCAGGACTTCACCGCGCACATTGTCCGCTATGATGACAGCGGCGCGACCCGTCCCAACATCACTACAACAGTAGGCATATACGGTTATGACCTGATCGCTTACCGCAAGTTCATGAAGGCAAATCCCATCGAGGTGGACGGCATCCTCAAACTGTCCGAGGTCTACCAGAACCCAACCGACGCCCTCTCTGATCCCAATGCCCATTTCTACAAGGACGGCATCGAGATTCCTGTAGAGACAGTCCCGTCTGAGCTGCTGACCGCAAACCGCGTGGCCGTTCTCGGCACGGATGGCGCGATGCATATCCTGATTGCCGCAGATGTCACCGGAGCGGAAGAAGCGATCTCGGAACTGCGCACCGAAGTCGCGGAGGTCGACCAGTTCGGTACGACCGCGCTCGGCAAGGCTGTCGGGCTTCTGCCTACCAGCACGATGGACCTTATCGATTCCGCAATGCAGCGTATGGCGAAATACAAGGAAGGCGGCTTCTGGAACTGGCTTACCGGCGCGACCAACAAGGGTACGCTGGACTTCTCCATGAACTCCGACTTCAACGCCGACCGTGTATCCGAGCTATCCACCTATGTGGCAGAGGTCGTTTCCGCTATCGCGCAGGGCAAGGAAGTCAAGCAGGAAGACCTGGACAACCTCCAGACCATCCTCACGTTCCTGCAGGAGCTGGATACCACCGAAACCGGTACGCACATCCTTGAGGGTGTAGCGGAAGGCATGACTACCGCGGGATGGGACAGCGACGCTGAGACGATAGCCAGCAATCTGGAGACCGCGCTGAATACCGCGCTGGACATTCATTCTCCTTCCGAACGTATGAAGCCCACCGGCGATTATGTCGCGCAGGGTGTTGGCGCCGGAATGGCAGCTTATGACTTCTCCACCGATGCCGCAGCGATGGCTTCCGCCGTGGAGTCTGCTGTCGGCGCCGCTTTCACGGCGGATACGCTTTCCACCTTTGGCATCAGTGCCGCACAAGGGCTTGCGTCCGCCATTGCTGATTACAGCATGGCTTCGGCTGGTTCTTCCATTTCCTCCAATGTCCAGTCCGCCGTCTCCTCCAGCCTGACCAGCACCTCGCTCCGGTCTATCGGTGTGAACGCGATGGCAGGCCTGCGCGCCGGCATCCTCGCCGGGCAGTCGGGTGTCATCTCCGCGATGCGTTCCGCTGCGCAGGTCGCAGTCAATGCCGCAAAGACTGCGCTGAAGATTCACAGTCCCTCCCGCGTGTTCCGCGACGACATCGGTGCGATGGCCATGCGCGGCTTTGGCGAAGGTATCCTGGACGAGAGCCGAGACCAGGCTCGTATCATCCGAAACGCCAGCCGCTTCCTGACTGAGGAAGCAAAAGAAAGTGCTATCGCATACGGCGATACAGACAATCGGAAGACCTACAATCAGCAGAGCAGCGTGAACCTCTCCGGGAATACCTTCTACATCCGAGATGACAAGGATGTGCAGTCGCTTGCCGTGGAGATCGCCACGCTGACCCGCCGAAGGCAGCATGGACGTGGATTAAAGATGGCGTAAGGCCTTGACTTATCAGGCTTTCAGAGTGATATATGTCACTACCCTTGAAGGAAGGAGGTGCTGCCATGATGGTTTTCCATATCCGCCCCGAAGTATTGGAACACCTGCGTGAAGAGTATCCTGCCGGCTGCGAAGTCGAACTCATCGAAATGTGCGACCCTTACCGTGAGATGCCTGCGGGCATGACCGGCAAGGTGATGCACGTTGACGACGCGGGCGGTATCCATGTAGCTTGGAGCAACGGATCCACGCTGGCCGCCATTCACGGATTCGACAGGATTCGACGAATCGACAAAAAACAGGAGGATTGAAGATATGCCTGAGAACAAGAAGCCCCAAACGGGCAAGGCTTTTCTGAAGACCCATACCGCCGAGGAAATTGCTGAACTGATCGCCAGTGGGCATCCGCCTTTCAGAGAGGGTGTCCACTGCGATACGACAAGCTGTCGTGACTGCTGGCTGGCCTGGCTAAGCACTGGAAAAGCCCCCAAGTAAAGCATCCCACTCTGCAAGGAATCCCGAAGTTGGGATTCCTTGTTGTTCTTGTTTTTCAGTGCTATAATATATTCGACTTCTTCGAGAGGTGAAGGCTTTGATTGAGAGAAATGCACTTGTTCGGATTTCCAACAAAATGTTTGATGACGGTAATCATGGGCCTTTTCAAGAAGACGAAAATCCGTATAATGATGCACAAGTTTTTCTTCATGGTTCATGCGATTTGTTCGCCATTGCTCTCCATCAAAAATACGGATATGCTGGGCTGCATCTTAAAACGGATCAAAACGAGGATGCTCATTATTTCTGTTCAATCGAAAATGAAGGAAAGACCCTATACATCGATGTTCGTGGAGTAACAGACAATCAGCATACCATCATTGATGAGTTTCTTGCTGGCGTGAAATCCTATTCGGTCATTCCGTATACCTTTCCCCACGAAGATTCGCTGTCTGCAGAAGAGCAATATGGCCTTGCTTTTGCAAAACAGATTCTATCAGATAACCCCGATATTTACGATGTTGCTTGTCATGAGTAAACGATCATCCCTTTCTTCTATGGCGTCACCCGTAAGGGCGGCGCTTTTCTTGTGCATTCATGGAGGTGCTGCCTTTGACTGACTGGTTTGAATGGAATGGAAAAAAATCCACAGATTACGGCATACATGTGGAAGAACACCCGCCCATCACTATCCCGGCGGAAAGAAGCACGTTCACTACCGTCCCCGGACGTTCCGGCAGCTTGACCGTTCTGGAAGACGAGGATGTTTACGATGATATGCTTCTGACCTGCACCTGTTTCATTGAGAATACCAACCGCCTGACCGAGATTGCCGCATGGCTTCGAGGGAGCGGCACAGTCACCTTTGCCAATCGGCAGGATGGCTTTTATTATGCCCGGATCGTTAACCAGATCCCTTTTGAGAAAGTACTGCGCGGCAGCCCGTACCGTTCCTTTGCGGTGACCTTCCGCTGTCAGCCTTTTTTCCACCTCCGTGCCAGCGATATTACAGTAACGTCCTCTGGCACGTTCATATCCAATCCCGGAAAGATTGCTTCTGAGCCCATCGTCAAGGTCACACTCACCGGGGACGCCGAGATTGCTATCGGCGGCTATCTGTTTGAACTGAACGGCGTCACCGGGACAGTGACCATCGACACGCCGAAGCTGGAATGTTACCAGGACCACACCAGCAAAAACGGCTGCATGTCCGGCGACTACCCAAAGATCCCGTCTGTCGGCGCTTATGTTACCTGGACAGGCGCGGTCAGCAGGATCGTCATCACACCAAACTGGCGCACATTCTAAAAAGGAAGGAGGACGCTCATGATCTGCGTTTATCCCGCTGACGCATCCGACTTTGCAAACAATGGTCTGTGCGTCCTGACCCCGTCGGCCTGCGCTGTTACCGAAACGCTGAATGGCGAATGGGAACTGAACATGGCCCATCCGCTGGACGACCGCGATAAATGGACTTACCTGCAGGTCGGCAATATCCTCCGCGCCCCGGTACCCACCGCCATGACGCCTCGCGTCAGGATGGTCAATCAGACCACGGGCTGGTCTGTGTATACGATCACGACCAAGTCCGGCAAGCTGAACCTCCGCTCCGGCCCCGGTACAAATTACAAACGGCTCGGCCAGTATGCCAAGGGCAAGGAAGTCGTGCTGATTGCCAAAACCAGCGACAGCTGGTATGAGGTCACCGCTCCTGACGGAAAGCGTGGATATATGTCCACCGATTACCTGACCTTTGCCCGGACCGAGGGCTCCTCCACCACGGCAACAGGTCAAGTCGTTGAATCCCGTCAGCTCCGTGAACAGCCTTTCCGCATTTACCGTGTCGTCCCGACCCTCAAGGAAGTCCAGGTCTATGCGCGCCATATCTTCTATGACCTCATGGACAACATGATCCTCAGTTACAAGCCGGACGGGTCGATCGGCGGTTCGACCGTGGCCAATGCCGTACTCAGCAAATGCGAATCCAGCCACGACTTCACAATGTACACAGACCTGACAGGTTCAGCGGACGGCATCGAGTTCGAGCATATCAATCCCGTTGAAGCCATGCTGGGGGACGATGGCATCATCAAGAAATACACCGCCGAGCTTGCCCGTGACTGGTATGATGTGTACCTCGTTCAGCGTGTCGGCAGGGATACCGATGTGGAGATCCGCCAGGGCAAGAACCTGCTGGGCATTTCTTATGACCTGGACGAATCCGGTGTCGTCACACGCATTGTCCCCACCGGCGAAGACAAGGACGGCAATGTGCTGTACCTCCCTGAGAAGCACATCGACAGCCCCAATATCAGCGCCTACCCTCATGTTAAATGGGGGCATCTGGCAGTCAGCGACGCGAAGGAATCCGATGACACCAGCAAGGACGCTGTGTACCGCAAGCTGCGCGAAGCCGCCCAAACCGAATTGGACAACGGCTGCGACCTGCCGACCGTGTCACTGGATGTGGACTTCCTCAGTGTGGATGACACCGTAGAGTACAGGGACTTCGGCATCCTGCACAGCGTATATCTGGGCGATGCTGTCAGGGTGGTCGTTCCCAAGCTGGGCCTGACCGTTGCTCTGCGCATGACACAGTACACCTATGACTGCCTGCTGAATAAGTACACCTCCTGCACCCTCGGTACGGCACTGGACGGCATTGAAGGCAGCATGGTTTCCGCCAGTCAGCTTGCCGCCGGGTCTATCGGCGGCGCAAAGCTGTCAATGGGTTCTGTCGGTTCCGGACAGCTGCAGAGCGGGTCAGTCGGTTCGCTGCAGGTCAAGACTGCCGCCATCGGTTCCGCTCATATCCAGCAGGCGGCTGTCGGAGAAGCGCATGTCCAGGACGCGGCTATCACTACAGCCAAGATCGAGGATATGGCGGTCACCAGGGGCAAGATTGCCGAAGCTGCCATCGGTTCGGCACAGATTGAGGATGCCAGCATTACCCGCGCCAAGATCGTTGAAGCGGCTATCGGCTCCGCACAGATCGAGGACGGCATCATCACTTCCGCCCACATCGGTGCCGGTGAGATCCAGGAAGCCCACATCCATGACGGCTCCATCACGCATACCAAGATCGAGGATGGCGCTATCCGGAACGCCCATATTCAGAACGGAGCCATCGACAGCGCGAAGATTGCGGATGCCGCCATTACCAACGCCCATATTTCCGGCGCTGCTATCGACACCGCGAACATCAAGGATGGCGCGATTGAGTCCGCCAAGATCGATGACGCTGCTGTCACACGCGCCAAGATTGCTGATATGTCGGTAGGCTCCGCGCAGATCGACGACCTTGCCGTTACAACAGCGAAGATTGCACAGGCGGCAATCACAAACGCACAGATCGCAAATGCCGCTGTTGACACAGCACAGATTGCCCTCGGCGCGATCACCGCAGCCCTGATTGAGCAGGGCGCGGTCGGAACGGCACAGATCGCGGACGGTTCCATTACGGATGCTAAGATCGTGGAACTCACCGCCAACAAGATCACGGCCGGGCAGCTTTCCGTTGAACGGCTCATCATTCGCGGCAGTGAGCAGAGCATCGTCTATACCATCAACAACATGGGCGACCTGGTTTCCACGCAGGTGGACACCATTGACGGCTATGTGCTGACGGAGCGGACGATCACCGCTGACAAGATCGTAGCACACAGCATCACCGCCGCGGAGATCGCGTCCAAGACCATTACGGCAAATGAGATCCTCTTCGGGACGATCACAGGCAATGAGATCGCCGGCGAAACCATCACGGGTGCCAACATCAAAGCCGGGACGCTGACCACCTCCCATGTTTCAGCTGACTTTGGCAAGACCCTCGACCTGACCAGCAACGAAGGCATCAACCAGCGGGTATCCAAGGTCTACACAGACATGGACACGCTTCTGGGATACAGGCTGGAGATCGTGTCCACCTCGGACATTCTCTCTGACAACATAACATCCACCGCGCTCATGGTCAGGGTCTGGCACGGGAGCCAGAACGTGACCGATATCATCGATGCGTCCAGGTTCCGCTGGCTCCGCACCTCTTCCGATGCCGCTGCGGACGAATTGTGGAACGCCGCTCACATCGGCATGAAAGCTATAACACTGACGGTACGGGATGTACAGTACAGCGCGACATACAACTGTGAACTTACAGATGAACAGGAGGAATAATTCATGGCTATTATCGCAACCGGATCGAAGACGATCATCGACCTGTCGGACGGCAAAAGCCTGAGTGCTTACCTCGGCTCCAATCAGCCGCGCACTCAGATCCACGACGTCAACGCTAACACCTTCCAGCCGAACTGGACGAGTACCGCAGGCAAACTGGTCATCACCCCGGTCGTCTACGCCAACCAGACCGCTATTGCCCTCAACAATTCCGCCCTCTCCATCACCTGGAAGCGTAAGGAAGGCAGCGGTTCGGAGGCAAACCTTGCCGCTGGTGAGACAGTCTCTGCCAATGTGCTGACTGTCAATCAGAACAAGCTGTCAGGCGTAACCAGTGGGCTTCTGACCTATATTGCTTACGTGACCTACACCGACCCGGATACCGGCCTGCCCATCAATGCCACCGCCGATATCACCTTCGCTTTGGTTTCGACCGGCGAGAACGCGAAAAGCGCCTGGATCAGCGGTGAACAGGTCTTCAAGTATGACAAGGATTCCAATGTTTCGCCCGCGCAGATCACGCTGACCGCAAACCTGCAGAATGTCACGATGGGCAAATGGCAGTACAAGAGCAGTTCCGGCGTCTGGACGGATTACCCGACCACCAGCGACAACGCCAGCATTACCGCCGCCACCCTCGTAGTAAAGCCCACCCATGAGATCTTCGTCGGCACGACCGCTTCCATCCGCATCACGACCTCGGACAACAGCACCGGCGATACGACCAGCATCTATAAAGTCTCCGATGGCGCGACCGGCGCTACAGGCGGCACGGGTGCCGCCGGCAAGAACGCATCCGTGGTGTTCCTGACCAACGAGAATATCACCTTTGCTGGCAACGCTTCCGGTGTGGTCACCGCAGTGACCAAGACCGCGAATGTCGTCGCCTACACAGGTACCACAAAGGTCACCCCGGTGCTGGGTACGATTTCCGGCGCACCGACCGGCATGACGGTCACGACGGATACGGCATCGAGCAATGAGATCCCGCTGACCATTGCCATTGCGGCCAATTCCAATCTGGGCGCTGCCGGTCAACTGGAAGGCACGATCAGCATCCCTGTCACTTCACCTGTCTCCACCACGCTTCAGCTGCGCTGGAGCAAAGTCAATACAGGCGCGGCCGGCTCTGCCGCTTATGTGCTGACCATCTATTCGCCAAGCGGCACGGTGTTCACCAATGGCGTAGCGAACGGCGGCACGACCATTACCCTGAACGCGCAGTTCTTCCAGGGCGCAACCGACCGTACCACGAACAGCGCCACTTATTACCTCTGGCAGAAGTATGCGTCGGGCAGCTGGAAGACCGTCAAGGCGGAAGCCGCGGGCTCCTCGGGCAGCACCTGTACGGTGAACGCTTCCGATGTTGCCGGTTCAGCGACCTTCCGCTGCCGCGCCAGGGCAAGCTCCACCTCGACCACGTACTTCTATGACAGCATCACCATCATTGACAAGACGGACAACTATCAAGCTGACATCGACAGTACCGCGGGCGACGTCTTCAAAAACACGGTCGGCGCGACCAACCTGATCTGCCGCCTGTGGCAGAACGGTGCGGAGGTCGACCCGCTTAAGTGTACAACCTACTCCAAGACCGCGCCTGTCAGCCCCAAGACCGGCGATTTCTACTATCAGATCCAGACCAGCGGTGCAACTGTCAAGCTGATGCGTTACAGCGGCTCCGCCTGGGTCGATGTGACTTCAGATGCTGCTTATAAGCACAGCAAAACCTATAAGTGGTATCGCCGCGACAAGAATGGCAATCCGCTGGACAACGGCGCTGCTTTTGCGACCGGCAAGGTCATCTATGTGGATGGCGACGACGTGGACAGCAAGACCGTGTTTGTCTGTGAGGTTGAGTAACGGAAGGAGGGAGCGGCATGATTGCAGGCGCTCAGTATACCATCGTCGACCTGTCTGACCCCATCCAGCAGGGCACCGCTCCTTCTGCCCCTGTTGCCGGGATGCTTTGGATGGATACTTCATCTTCCCCTCCCTTGCTCCGTCGCTACAGCGGCACCGTCTGGGAGGCTGTCGGTGATTCCGGCGCGGGTGCGGAAGCCCTCGAAGCTGTACGGGAACTTCAAGCCGCGAACGACATCGTGGTCGGCACGCAGACAGCGTCCACTTCCGCCTGGACGGGCAAGACCGGCCTTTCTGCGCTCAAAGACGGCCAGCAGCTGACCTACTGGCTGCCCCTTGCCAGCACCAGCACATCGGTCACGCTGAACCTGACGCTCAAAGACAACACAACGACAGGCGCGGTCCCATGCTACTACAGCGGCACGACAAGGCTCTCGACACACTATTCCGCAGGCAACGCGATCCACCTGACCTACCGTGTGAACGTGACTATCGGCACAACAACCATCGCAAAAGGCTGGTGGGCTGACGCGAACTACGACAGCAACACCTATGACCGCATCAGGCTGAACAATGCTATCACCGCAAAGAGCGCTATCTCCGCGTCCCGGCTGATCGTCAGCGACGCAAACGGATACTTCCACCTTGCCGCGTCTGTCCCATTCGACGTCACCAAGCCAATCCTCTGGGCTGGCAGCGCTGTTGCCGCTGCGGCAACGGCCACGACCAACTACCTGTCTTATCCCAGCTGCACACTTCGCAATAATAAGTCAGGTTTTACAGGTACAGCCCAAAGGACCTGCTACATCGTCGGTGCGCTGAATGGTGAGTATTTCACGCCCGCGGAAGCGCTGTTTACAACGGACATCCCTGATGAGGAGGACGGCCTGATCTACATTGCCCTCGGCGTTATGTATTCGACTTATCAGGTTTACCTGTACCCGGAGCATCCGATGTTCAGCTTCGTGGGCGGCTCCTTCAAGAACCTGAACCAGGTAGCCTATGAAGCCCCGGCTGAACTGGAAACGAAGCTCGCCGAAGTCCATGCCCAGATCAACACGACCGCCGACAGTATCCGTCAGGAAGTCCAGGCGACCTACGCTTCCGCTTCCGACATGACCCAGATGCACGAACAGCTAACCACGCTGTCCGAGCAGACCGAATCCAACTTCACCTGGACGGTCAGCCAGTACGGTCTTTTGAACAATGCTATACAGGACGCGAAAGAAGCGACCGAGGAGCAGCTGCGGCTTATCCAGACCTACATGTCTTTCTCAGAGGATGGCCTGGTCATCGGCAAAAGCGGCAACCCTTTCACGTTCCGCGTCGTCAACGACAGGCTGGCGTTCTATATGAACAATACCGAGGTCGCGTACCTGTCGAACAATAAGCTCTATGTCACGCAGGCAGAGATCCTAACGAAGCTGCAGGTCGGTAAGTTTGCCTTTGAGCCGCAGACGAACGGAAATCTGTCCCTGATCTACACAGGCTAAGGAGGTTCATATGGCAACAGCCTCGTTTACCGCGTCCATGATTACGCGAAAATACAACTCGTCCAGCAATTACAAGAGCGGTTCCGCAAGCCAGGAGTTCTACACCAGCGGTACCAACTTTGTTGGCGTGATCTGCTTTTCCGGCATGTCGTTGGCCAACAAGGTCATCACAGGCATATCGTTTTCTATTTCCGCTGACAAGGCCGGCTACGGTGCGGGCAGCACCAAGACCGTTTATGTCCGCAAATCCAACTACCAAAGCACCAGCGGAAGCGCGACCGGCGCCAACTACTGCGGCGACGAGCTTGGCACGTTTATCGGCTCGTTCTATGGCAACACAACGACTAATGTCATCACGGGTACTTTGCTGACGAACCTTGCTGCCTATTTCGCCGCAGGCAACAATACGCTCTGCATCTACAACCCCAGCCCGGTCGCGGGCAGTCAGGGCTACTCCCGCAACTATCTGCAATGGTCAAGCGTTACGATGACCGTGACCTATACCGAAGGCGTCAGTTCACCGACAGTCTCTTCCTCGTCTGTAAACCTCGGTTCTGCGGTTACGATCACCACTAACCGCCTGACGCCCAGCGCGACACACACCCTGTCCTACGCTTTTGGCAGCACGACAGGCACAATCGCAACAGATGTCGGGGCATCCACTTCCTGGACACCGTCTCTGTCCCTGGCCGCGCAGATCCCGAACGCGACCTCCGGCCTTTGCACGATCTACTGCACGACCTATGTCGGCGGGGTGCAGACCGGCTACTCGACTGTCAGCCTTACGCTGAACGTCCCGTCCACGGTCGTCCCGACGATCTCCAGCGTTACGGCATCAGAAGCAACAGCCGGCATCGCTTCGCAGTTCGGCGTGTATGTCCGCACCCGCTCAAAACTGTCGGTCGCCATCTCCGCAGCAGGCGTCCATGGAAGCACCATTTCATCATACCGCACTTCTCTGGACAATGTGACCTACACGACCTCGTCCTTCACGTCCAATACACTGAACACAGCGGGTACGGTCACGATGACGGTCACGGTCGCAGATTCCCGCGGCAGGACGGCTTCCACCACCAGGAGCATCACGGTCACGGACTATTCGCCGCCCTCCCTGACCAAATTCACCTCCGAGCGCTGCAACAGTACAGGCTCCACTGTGCAGGTCGATGGCACGAAAGTCCGTGTGTCCCTGGCGGGATCTGTGTCGTCTGTCGGCGGCAAGAACACGATCTCCTGTATCGTGTACTATAAACTGTCTACCGCAACGGTATGGACGCAGGCGGCAACCGTCACCGCCTCAAACTATGCGGTAAGCTCGACCAACCTGCTGCTCAACGCCACTTTCGACGTGCTGAAGAGTTACGACCTCAAAGTACGCTTGACTGACTATTTCTACTATGTGGAGCAGTCGGTCAGCATCGGAACGAAGCAGGTTCTCATGGACTTCTTTCGGAATGGCAACGGCATCGCCTTCGGTAAGGTCGCTGAAAACGCGGAACGGGTCGAGTTCGGCTGGCCGATCATCCTGTCCTCCGCGCTGGGCATCGACCAGGGCGGCACTGGCGCGACCACAGCTGCCGGGGCATGTACCAACATCGGCGCCGTTAAGAAGAGCGGCGACACCATGACCGGCAACCTTTCCATTCAGTCAAACCTGTACCCATCCGTGTACTTGCTGCCGACATATAATGGGACGACCAACCGCACTGTCTTTGAAGGCAGTTATGTAGGTGCTTCCTCGTTTGCTTCCTGGAACGACAGCAGCGGCAATGACCGCCGTATGCTGGAAGTCCGCAACAGTTCTTACGAGAGCAATATTGACAACGCGGTCATGGTGCGCACCTGTGATGGCGGCAGCTGGGGCAACTATCGTGTGTTCCACGCTGGCATGGTCAGCGGCGTTCCAATTGCCAACGGCGGTACTGGCGCTACCACAGCCGCAAATGCCCGTACCAATCTCGGCTGCAACAACGCCAGCAACCTGACCAGCGGTACGGTTGCCGCGGCCCGGCTGCCTTTCAAGGTCGCGTATGGCTCTGCCATCTGCAGCGGTTCTTCTGCCGCAAGCATCAATTACTCCAGTGCAGGCTTTACCGCAGTACCGACAGTCGTAGTCAGCTATTCGACTACCAGCAGCAACTGGAGCGGCGACAACGGCGCGCTGAAGATCTACAGTAAGACCCAAACTGGCTGCAGCATTATTGTCGGCGGCTCATTCAATACACGCCGCAACATCGACTGGATTGCCATCGGTATGTAAACAAAGCTGCGTTTGACTATACATTGGGAATAAGCCGCCAGCAGCGGCTTTTTTCATACCAATCATTTTGAGGAGGAAACCAAGTATGCGTGATTTTTCCATTGATCTGATCTGGGCTAAGTTCCAGATGGCCTTCGCCACAGTCGGCGGATGGCTTGGCTATTTCATCGGAGGTGTTGATGGTTTGATGACTGCGCTGATTATTTTTGTCGCGCTGGACTACGTGACCGGCGTGATGTGTGCCGTAGTGGACAAGAAGCTGTCCAGCGAGGTCGGCTTCCGTGGCATCTTCAAGAAAGTTTTGATCTTCATGCTGGTGGGTGTCGCCAACATACTCGATGTGAACGTGGTTGGTTCCGGCAGTGCACTCCGCTCCGCAGTCATCTGCTTCTACCTGTCCAATGAGGGCGTTTCCATGATTGAAAACGCCGCGCATCTGGGACTACCCATCCCGGAGAAGCTGAAGGACATCCTTGCACAACTGCACGGTCGCGAGGACAAAACCGCCGAGAACACGATTACTGACACGAACGATAACAAGGAGGTCGATGACCATGCGTGAGCGCATCAATACCCCTTTCACCGCCGAACACTTCGTGGCCTACTGTCTGAAGATGGTAGGCCATCCTTATTGGTACGGCACCTGCGGCTATAAGGCGACTTCCGGACTGCTGTCCCGCAAGGCCAGACAGTACTCGTCCCACTATACTTCCAGCCGAACCAGCCGTTACAAGCAGGACATTGCCAATAAGGAAGTCGTCTGCGACTGCATTGGCGGTGCCAAGGGCTACGCCTGGACCGGCGGCGGTCAGGCGATACTGGATGCTATCGGCACGGACAAGTCCATCCCCAGCACTTACGGTTCCCACGGCTGCCCGGACAAGGGCGCCAACTCCATGTTCCGCTATGCCAAGAGCAAGGGTTGTGCCTGGGGCACTATCTCCACACTCCCGGAAGTTCCAGGTCTTGCCTTGACGAAGAATGGCCATGTCGGCTACTACATCGGCAACGGCTGGGCTGTCGAATGGGAGGGTTTCACGTATGGCTGTGTGAAAACGCAGGTCTGCAAGCGTTCGTGGACACACTGGTACGCCCTGCCGTTCATCGACTATGGCGATGCTATCAAGACCGCGCCCGTCCGCATCCCCGATACCGCCGCGACTGAATACACCCTCGGCAGCCGTTCCCTGGCGAATGGCTCCAAGGGCACTGATGTGAAAACTCTGCAAGAACTCCTGCTCCAGCTGGGTTTCAGCCTGCCCAAATATAGCGCTGACGGTAGCTTTGGCAGTGAGACTGCCACGGCAGTCAAGGCTTTCCAGAGTAAGAACGGTATCAAGGCTGACGGCATCTATGGCAGCGAGACCCACGCTGCGCTCATGGCGGCAGTCGCCGACCAAGATGAAGCACAGTCTCCCTCCGAGCCGGTCAAACCCGACGATACTGTACAGACACCGGAAACCCCGGATGTACCTTTGACCGCCCCGAAGAAGGTGTCCATCGTCTGCAACAGCGGCACGGTCAACATCCGCGCCGGCAATGATACGAAGTACAGCCGCATTACCGCCACCAAGAACGGTGCCTCCTTTGAATGGGTAGCCACCGCGAAGAACGGCTGGCATGCTGTTGTGGTCAACGGACAGGTCGGCTGGGTATCCGGAGAGTTTTCCTCCATTTCCCGATAATTGACGGCAGAAGCCCGATGTGGACTCGTGCAAGGCGTTTCCGCATCGGGCTTCTTTTTATTTGTCCGGCTTTTCCTTCTCATCCTCATCGTATTCGCTAAGTTCGATCATGTCGTCCGGGGAATGGGCAAATCCTCTTCGCAGGTATTCATGTCCGCCATCCACAAAACAGCTTTTGCACTTGCACATAACGAAATCGTGGGGATAACGCGATTCAATGATGTCGCCGCACAGCCTACACTGAGCGGCATTCCTTTTGATCTTCCGCATACAGCCACCTCACTCAAAATACGGTCTGTCCGCCGGTGCTTCATGCTTGTAATCCTCCGGGAACGCATTTTTGAGCCACAGGCGTTTTTCCTCGATCTGCACCTTGAACTCCGAAATATCATACCCGGAATACTGCTCCGCCGCTTTGAGGAACGACACGATGTACACGCCGCCTATGGCAATGTCGTATCCAGTGTAATGCTCGAAACTGTCAATCTTCGTGGGCTGGATCTCTGTGCCGTATGAAATGTACAGCGTATCATCTTTGAACATATGGTTGAAGACCATATTCGGACGGTAGATCATATGCCGGACGCCTTTTGCGGACAGATAGCCGAAGCATTTCAAATACCGCCCGTAGACGTACCACTCCGGCAAGTCTTCCGGCTTGATACGGGTCGGATAGATCCCGTCAGCATACAGGTATCCGTTTTCATCTTTGACATATCGGTACCGCTTCTCCGCCCGGTCATATTTTAATTTCTCAATCTGGTACAGGTACCTCAATTTTGATTTCATCTCAAAACCTCCTCATTTTTCTTTGAAACCCCTACGGATTTGCTACGCTGCCTGTCCTGTTCCGGGTGAAGTAATTCATCCGAAGGGAGTCAATCAGATGACAAAAGAGCAGCAGCAGGCCATCATCCGTTTGAAGAACGGCGGCTTATCACTATCGCAAATCTCGTCCAGGCTCGGTATCCCCAGAAACACCGTCAAGTCCTACTGTCAGCGCGTAGCGGCTGCAGCCAAGGGAACAGCGGAAGGCAAAGGTATCTGTGAACAATGCGGGCTTCCGCTCCGTTACCGGGAGAATCACACACGGCCGCGCTTCTGTTCGGACAAATGCCGTACCGCCTGGTGGAACGCGCACCCGGAGCATCTTTCCACGGCGTCAATGGTGGAGGTGCGCTGCGTGTGCTGCGGCACATCCTTCCGTTCTTTCCCCAGCAGGCACAGGAGCTATTGTTCCCGGCAATGCTACATCAAAGCCAGGTATGGAGGCGGCCGCCATGCTGAATGAAAACCAGACCCGCTACCTTGCAGCCATGTCTGTCATCCGGAGGATGCGCGATACAGGCCTGATCACCGGCAAAGAGTACGCTGAAATTGATACCACAATGCTTCAGAAGTACGGCCTGTCTTTGTGCAGTATATTGTCCGACACCCGCTTGATAACATCGCGGAGCAGAGGTAATATGCCACACTACAAGGAGGTGGCATTATGCCAAAGGTGACAAAGATTGCCCCCAGGGCGCAGACCGCGCGCCTTCTGCGGGTTGCCGCATATGCCCGCGTCTCATGCGGAAAAGACGCGATGCTTCATTCCTTATCCGCACAGGTCAGCCAGTACAGCCGCCTGATCCAGTCCCACAGCGGCTGGCAGTATGTTGGCGTCTATGCAGACGAAGCGACCACCGGCACCAAGGACGACCGCGCTGATTTTCAGCGGCTCCTTGATGACTGCCGCGCTGGAAAAATCGACATGGTCATCACGAAGTCCGTCAGCCGCTTTGCCCGCAACACGGTCATTCTGCTCTCCACGGTGCGGGAACTGAAAGCGCTCGGCATCGACGTTTACTTCGAGGAGCAGAACATCCACTCTGCCAGCGCTGACGGCGAACTGATGCTGACCATCCTCGCATCTTTCGCGCAGGAAGAGAGCCGCTCCGTTTCAGAAAACTGCAAGTGGTCGATCCGCCAGCGTTTCAAAAAAGGTGAGCCAACCTTCTTCCGCTGCTACGGGTACAAATGGGTCGATGGTCAGCTCCAGCTCGTCCCGGAAGAAGCGGTTGTGGTCAAACGGATCTTCGAATCATACTTAAACGGTAATGGTCTCCCGGCAATCAGTAAAGAGTTAGCAGAAGCCGGAATTCCTTCAAGGGACGGTGGAAAATGGACAATCATCTCCCTGTTACTATATATTTGCCCCTTGATTTATGGCAGCCAGCCATAGGCATGGG